ATGGAACAGCATTTCCAGCATAGTAACATATCTGAATCAAGAAAGGCTTTGGAAGGGCAACTTAGGGAGTGTTATGGTCGAGTTGTATACTCCCATAAGACACATGAAAAATGCTCAGACATTCTTCTTTCTCGACTTTCTACTATCAAATTATGGCAGATAATTCTTTCAGCCTTAACCACTGGCGGTTTTTTAGCTACTTTTTTCGGAGCTGGAGAAATCGGTACAGGTGTTGGCATTATTGTTTCAACATTTCTTCTTATACTTAATGCTTATACAAAAAATTATGATCTTGGGGAACTAGCGCAAAAACATAAGCAAGCTGCAAATGAAATCTGGCTAATCCGAGAAAAGTATCTATCCTTGCTAACTGATTTAGTTATAGGAGAAAAAACAATCGAACAACTACAATTAGAGAGAGACTCCTTGCTTGAAAATCTGCACGCTGTGTATTCAGGCTCTCCCAGCACAACATTCAAAGCTTATAAAAAAACACAGGATGCATTAAAAACAAAAGAAGATATGACATTTTCTGACGAAGAAATAGATGCTTTTCTCCCTAAAGAGCTTAAAAGGCGTTAACAAAGCGTAGTGTAGATTTTCTTTAGTCAATAAGTTACATAATTTGCTCTTATCACTGAAGGATTTGTCAAATTAGAATCGACTCTGTATCATACCTGTATTAGTTCAAATCTGAACTAATACAACTTATGCTATTTCACAATGTGGCACTTCAACCCATTGTACATGGTTTTCTGTATAAATCTTGGTTGACTCTGCATCACTATGAGCCATTCGAGCTTGTGGATCAAAACCGCGTTGTTTAAACATAAAGGCTGCCAATGCTCTTATTTCATGAAAGGTAGGTCTTTCATCTAATGGCAAATGACTGGCAACGCCCACTCGATCACGCAATGCTGAAAATGCACGGCTAAGATAATCAGGTGCGACTTGTGTTGGATGATTCACTTCTTTACTCACCTTATTTGGGATGCGAGTAGGTAGTCTATGCACAATATAGGGGCTTGCTACATTGTCACGGCTATTATCGATAATGTCCTTAAGTGCTTTACCTATGGGGATCGCAATATGAGATGCCTCTTTATGTTGCACTTTTTGTCTGTGAATATAAATCATCCCGTATATTCCATTTAAGGGTTCTTTATACCATAAGCACCCACAGATGCCTTCTTTGGGGGCTTTGATATTGTATTTTATGCGTGATACTTCAAGCCTTGCTTGTGTTGTTTGTAATGCCAGATCCATTGCTGTTCTTAACCAAGGTTCTGCGGACGCTCTAATTTTAAGAAAATCATCATAAGATAATCTTCTACGTTTTTTCCCATCGACTCTTTTCATTTTTTTACGTTCAGCTGGGTTATCAAACATAAGAGACTCATCCATTGCGTAACTAAAAATTTTCTTTAGAAAACTTACCTTACGATTTTGTACATTAGCAGAAGCATCGGCATGATATTCATTAATATAGCCATTTACATGTTCCAGTGAGATTTCATTTGCGGGGATATCTTTAAAAAAGATCTTAATTCTTTCTAAGTCATTAACCCAGTTACTAAGTGTACTGTCTGATGGTTTCTCATCATTAGTTATCCGCAAAAATAACTTATCTAAATGTTCTGAGAGAGGGAGGGCCTCTCCATATTGCCCTCCCGAGTCAATAATTAATGAGTTAACAGAAACGCATTTTTCTGGTCGCATAATATTGTTGTATTCTCTGGCTATTGCGATAGCTTTTGCTTTATCTGCACCAATGCATTTTCTTAAACCATTAGTTAATGTAAGGCGATATTGTTTAACTGATTTATCAAAATAAAGAAAGTCAGGTAGATGCCTAAATTCCTTTCTTCTAGGTCTACTGGCCATATCACGAAGCCCTTATTAACTCATCGATACATGAAGAAATAACGGACTCGATACCCCAACGTTCGGATGAATATATCCAAACAGAACAATCAACGATTTTGCCTTTTAATAAGCCAGCTTCTACCCATTTTTTTATGGTTCTATTATCTGGAATAGAACCTATTTCAAATTCTCGTTTAGCCCACGCACTAGCTTTCATCAGTTTTCCGCTCATTTTGGTCTTGCCTCATCATTAATAAAATAAGTCGGTCTGCTGTATCACAGGAGTGTTTGATTTCAGCGTCAGTGCATGGTCTATTTCTTACACTGAACGCTAACCGACCTAATTTAATATCAAAACTTGTTAATAATTGGTTCCCTGGTTTCCAAGGTGTTAATAATTTCATGGTGATTACCCATTGGTCTTGAATAAACCACCATGCTAATAACAACGAAAAGTAAAAACTGATTATGCTTAATCAACTTTTTACCCGAATAATTCCCTCCACTGGATAGCATTCTGCAATTTTCCCTTTGGTCGCGAGTAATTCCTTATCAATTAAACAATTTTGTTCATCAGGATAAATGTAGCCATAGGGTTCGAACTGACAAATCATCGAACTACATATCAAAAGGAATAAACCAAACATTATTGTTCACTCCTCTGTTGCTCAGCGGGAGAGGGTTGAAGTTCAATTTTGACGTGCGCTGGAAAATCGTATGAAACATGGCAACGTCTATCTGTTGAAACAAAGCCATGTGTGCCATCAGGTAATGTGATCTTTACGGCTTGGTCTTTTTGTTGAGAGTGTCTAAGCATTGGTCTTGCCTCTTTGTGACATGTCACACTAATGAATAATAGCTGTATTTATAGGGTGCCCCAGTTGTAGCAATAACGCTTTTTGCATCGATGAAAGGGTTTGCTGTTCTTGCTCTGTGACATTTTTTGTTGATGCTGTAGACCATTCGATACTGCATTTATTTGTTGTTTCATCATGGGTAATAACAACTTCTAACTTCATGGCCATAACGTTTATCTCCTGATAATGCGCCCAAGAAAGGGCGCTATTATGAATTAACGAACCATTAATGAACGTTCACCAACTTCAAGATGTGCTCCGGGAATTTCAATACCATTTTCAAGCGCTTCTTTGATGCATTTTTTATTAGGGGCGGTGACGGTTTGAACATCAACCAACTCATCCGGTAATAAAGCCTCATTGTCGATAATGACTCGAACAACACCAGCTCTAGCTGTGAATGTATTTTTTGTTGTTTTTAATTTATCTAATCCTGAAGCCAATAAGCAGTTAAGAGCATATTTCTTTAGGTTTTTAGCTTGGTTTTCGAATGATTTTTTACGATCAGATAAACGTTTAGATTCTTCATCCAGTGTTTTAGCTTGACCTTCGATATTGCGAACGTGATGCATAATTGCATCCAATTTATCACCTAGCTCGCCCTCGATACCTGCCAATGTATCTGCGATATCTTCAGCAGTGAATTCTCCTGTTTCAACGAGTTGCTGTAATTTTTCATAATTGGTCGCCAGTGCGATAGCAGTAGTTTTGGTCATTAGATTGCCTCTTCTTTCTGTTTCAGTTTGTCTAAACACTCTTTTTCGATTTGGTTTAATCGACGTAAACGGCCGGACAAATACTTCTCGTAATCTTCGTCACGACGTTCTTGAGCTGATTTAATGTGTGCAGAAATTTCGCGTGTTAATGTCGATGCAATACCTCGTAATTCATTTGCTGTAACAGCACTACGCATCACTTCTGTATGTTTAGTAAATTTCTCGTCTAATTCTTTGCGAATACGTGTGATATCTTCCGCTTTTTCACTAGCATTTTTGATTTCAAACTCAAGCTTATTGCTTATTATATATTCAGGGTTATCATGCATACCCATAAAGACATCAGAGCTAAAACCAAGCATTGATAGGGCTTTTTTGATGGCATCAGTGAGTGATTTTTTAATAGCTTCACCATCAACCTTAATGCCATAGTTAGTTTGATAGCGGTATGGTGTTGCACCATAGCTTTCAAATTCACCGCGGGTCTCACATTCGATGATGTACCAAAAACGGATCTTAATTGAGTGGTTTTGTTCGCAGAATAACGAGCCATCAGCATCACGTAAAAAACGGGTTGCGACTTGTTTATTACGCTCATCAAGGATAGGTTCTAAAAGAGGCTTTCCATCAATAAATTTTTCTTCAAGGACTTCATATCCCCAACCTTCACCAATAGGACCGAATATTTCAGTTGCACGCATAAACATGTAAGTGCTGTTTATACTGGTCCCCGTAAATCCCACGCCTTCTAATGGCTTAGTAAAGCGCGGGTCTGTACGTTGTACTTGTTTCCAAATACTTAGGTTATTAGCGTCACTCGCGTTAAGAACTTCATCAATAACACTGGCACGTTGCTCAAAATTATCTTGTTGTGCTGATGGGGTTTCGGGTTCTTTAGGCTCTACAGTTTGTTCAACCACCGGAGAACTTTCTGTTTTAGGGGCTACTTCTTGCTTTTTACGTGAACGTTTAGGCTTAGTTTCCTTTTCAACGGTACTTTTGCTAGATACCGAAGGGGTATTATCCAATTGGTTAGAGGTGATGCTTTCTTCTTTTTCAGCGTTGCCAGTAGGCTTGTTAATACCTAAATGAAGGTCAATAAATTCTTTTCGCGCATTGGGATTATCTAATAACTCAGGCTGTTTTTTACTTTCAGCTATTAACGAGAAAATCTTTTCACGTGGTATATCCAAGATGCCAGCTGTTGTGCGTAAATCCATTGACCAGCGTTTCCATGCTTTGTCGTCGTCATCTATCAGTTCTTTGGCTTTTTTTACTTGAGATGCGAGGACATTATTAGGATCAAAGTCATCTAACAATGCTAAGGCAATTTCGGTATCTATGGTTGAATAGTTACGTTTGATAGAAGATTTTTCTTCTTGTTGTTGTTCTGGTTCTTCGGTTAGCCAGCTTTCACCTAATGATTTAGCTTCTTCAACGGTGACATCTTCATTAGCGAACTCATAGATAGCCTGTGCTATTTCCATTGTTTGCTCAGCATCCATCAAAGAAAGTTTTGTTATTTCAGCTAGGCCCGTAGCGATATTACGAATTTTGGGATCTTCTTTTCCTGCCAAATATTCCAGAGCAGTTGAAAATTCATTGTTAGTTATTTGAGTCTTTCCAAATAAAAGTAAACACGCAATTCTGGGCTTCGTTCCTAGTTTTTTGAAATTCTTATATTCAATAGGTTTCCATTGAGTTCCATCAAACTCATTTTCAACAGCAAATTTTTCATCGAATATATCTAAAGTAGGGCAAACAGAGCCGTCAAGGTGTTCGCTAATTAATGGCTCATCGGTGTTAAAGTTATCCATAGCTTCTGGATATGCTTCAGATAATTTTACTACTGCAGTCGCTGTTGCCAGTTTTGCATTAGCGGTGTTTAACGCTATGGCCAGCGGTACAGCACCGTTGTTTGTACGAGCCTCGGTCGTAGGCTCAAATACACAGATAAAAGTTTTCATTGGTCTTGCCTCTTAATTTCCTGATTTTGCTAGTTTAATAGCTCGCTTAATGCCCGCTTTTTTGATAATTACACGCTTATATTTCCCATCAATGGGATTAGAGTAAGCCGTACCTGTTGAAGGGTAATATTCAACTCGTCTCTTACCTCCAATGATAGAAATATGTTGAGTGCCAGAAACTATCTCACTGTTATTTTCATGTTCAATAACAGATAGTTCAGCATCTAATACAGCATCAATTGCTAGATTAATTGCATCCATAATGTTCACCATCAGTAAGGAATTTCTTCATCTTCTTTAGCTATTGGTTTGCCTTCCAAGCAGAGAAGCATTTGGATTTGATCTTCTAACAAACTTGTTTTTACTTGGGCATCAGCTAGGATTTTTTCTTGTTCATTACGTAGAAAATCAATTTCAGCGTGAATGAGATCAGTTTGAGTAGGCTCTTTAAAAGGAACATCAACAGTGTGTTCAGCAATAACAAAACCTAGTCCAGCATTGGGATCGGCTTTAAATGCGTAGGCGTTATATTGGTAAGAGCCATCGAACTGTTTTTTAGCATGAATATAGAGTGTGACTGTTAGGCTTTCAGGTTGTGCTTTCATAGCAACTCCTTTAAAATAACGGTGATCAGTGATTTATCATTGGTCTTGCCTCTTCTAGCGTTTGGTCGCGCTAGTAGAACTCCCGATAGCTTTGGTCGGCAATTCGGGGTAAAGGAACCCACTTCGGTGGGTTTTTTTACGTCTAAAATTTGTTGCCCGTCTTTCCGAGCTGTCAGGTCTGCTTTGTAGCTTTGGTCGGTAACTAATTAAATTCCCTGGTATTGCTAAAAAACTTGCCGTTATGCCGTGGTAATCATGACAGGTCGCGATGAGAGCTGTGGTTCTCCTCCGACATAACAGCAAAACTAAATCTGAACACTTACCTAAACACTTGCTGTGTTGTTTTTGGTTGCTTTAATATTAGCGTTGCTATTTTAATTGTCAATAGCATTGCTAATATTTTGAGTTAAAAAAACCACCGTATCGACGGTGGTTGTATGTAACACATTGTTATTTTATGCAAAATCAATCATTTTAATAGGAAGTGATTTTATTACTTTTCCAATAATTCGGAGATCATACATTTCTGACTCTTCAATATAAAACGTTTCATAAGCAGGATTATCTGATTTAACAGCTAGTTTTCTGCCCTTAACTCTTTGTAATCTTTTTATAAATAATGAATTTTCAAAACTAAACACATAAACACCATCGCCATCAAAAAATTCATTATGAGTATCAACAAAAACGACGTCTCTTGGGTTTATTGCTGGAGACATGCTGTCACCGCTAATGTTAATTATTTCAATCCCTTTTAAACTTTTTCTACCGAATAAATCGAATACTTTTTCTGGAGAGAACTCAATAGATTTTATAGTGTCAGGGAATTCGTTATTTATAAAGCCACCAGGGCCTGCTTTTGCATATACATCCATCAGTCTTAAAGTCGTATGTTCATTTTGAGTTGATGTAGAAGAGGTTATTTGTTTTATTTCTTCTTCTTTTCCTGTTCGCCTAACGTAGTCTAACAACGTTTTTAGCTCTGGATTAATATCTTCAGGATCAACTTTCAATAATGATGCGAATTTTAGAATTGTATCAGTATTTAAGGCTGTTCGGCCATTTAAATACTGGCTTACTGCACCTTGAGTAGCAAAACCCATAATCTCTGCGGCTTTTTCTTGAGTCAAGCCCAGAGATTCTCGTTTTGCTTCCCAAATGTTTCGTAAGTTTCGGGCGGCAATTTTATCTGATTCTGATATTTTTCTGTTCATTTTAGTATTTTATTTGTAATGCTAATAATTATCCAATAGCATTGCTATTGATTTATTAAATTAGCACTGCTAATATTCAGCTATTACATAAGCTGGAGGACAATATGAAATTAGATCTGTATTTAAAAAAACAAAAAATCAGCCAAACTGAATTTGGGAAATCGGTTGGAGTAACTCAAGGGTTTATTAGTCAAGTTATTGCTGGTTGCTACTACCCTAAAGGTCGAAAAGCTATCGAATGGTCAGCAAAAACTAATTGGTTAGTAACTCCACATGATCTTAATCCAGTTGATTATCCAAATCCTTGGGATGGCTTACCAAAAGGAGTATTCAGTATTACAGGTATCAAATTAAAAAACTGATTATGCATAATCAATTTTTATAGCGACAGGAGACGCAAAAATGAATTTTGATATCAACATTATCAGAGCTGAAATTGAGGACTGGGCTGTAGAACAAGGGCAAGAACATGTTGCTATTGAGATTAGCCGAGCTTACTTACGATTAGTGATTAATCAAGAACATGGTCGATTACATGCCATTGAGGATCAAACGGGTAAGGCCGACTGGAAAGCAATAAACAATAACCGGCAACAGATATTCCGTTGGTTACGTGGTGATTCTCGCGCATCTCAAAGAAAAATTGCTGAGTTAATGCCAGCGATTGAAATGGCTCTACCGGCTTCGAGGTTAGCTCGAGTACGTGGAGATACAAAAAACTATTTAGCAACCGTGGCCATTCAGCGTTTTGCTGATGCTATGACTGAAATCTTATTAGAGGGTCGTGACATGTCACACCAAATAAACAATGTAGTACGTGCACTAAATGAGATATCACGCCCGACCAGCGTGCATTAATTCAAGAGGCAAGACCAATGATTAGATCAACTGAAAAAATCACATACCGCAATGGGTTTATGCTGAATGATAAACCTGCTCATATCTCAGATATCCAACATATTTTTGATGGTAGACGCGTTATTGCGTTGTTAATTTGGGAGCAGTATGAGCGAGAAAAACAAAAATTACTGTCAAAAAATTTAACCCCTGAGCAGTACCAAAATGCTTGCCGTAATATAGCTAAAGCACTGGGGGTGTGAAATGAGTAATAAATTAACTGGCTATGTGTGGGATGCATGTGCTGTTTCAGGTGTTAAGGGTACCAAGTTAATGATCATGGTACGCCTAGCCGATTATTCGAGCGATGAAGGGGTTGCTTATCCCAGTGTTGAAACCATCAGTCGTCAAATTGGTGCGGGAATTAGCACAATTCGCAATGCATGTAATGAACTTGAGCGTGATGGTTGGTTAGTTAAAAAGCAACGTAGAAATGGCAATCGTAATGCTTCAAATTTATATTTTTTAAATGTCGATAAATTGGAAAAAATCGCATTAGAAGAGAACGCAAAATTAAGAAAACAACGTGAAAAACTATCAAATTTTCACCGTCCAGATTCTGACCGTTCAGATTCTGACCGTACAGAAAACAGTAAAAATGTACGTTTTGACCCTCCAGAATCTGGCGTTCAAGGTGGTTTTCACCCTCCAGAATCTGGAGGCGATCCACAAGTAAATTCAAAACATGATCCACAAGTAAATTCAAAACATGATCCACAAGAATTACTCGAGGGGAAAAAATCGAAAAATAAATTCGATCCGAAATTGGCTAAACCGTCAAATGTGAGTGATGAGGTTTGGCAGGATTGGATTAACTTCAGGAAAGAAATTAAAAAACCGCTGACAGAAACCATGTGCAAGCAACAAGCAAAAAAATTATCGCTTTGCACCGATGCCAACGCTGTGATTTGTAATTCAATTGCCAACGGTTGGCAGGGGCTATTTCCTGAAAGATCCGTAGTACAAACTCAAAAAGTAAATTCTCATACTGGGTTTAGCGAAAAAGATTACCAGTCTCAAGATCCTCATTGGTTTGTGGGAGGTGGAAATGTCTGAACAAAATTTATTAACTGCGGTGAATATTCCCCCTCGCTTTGCTAATGCGACATTTGAATCATTTGTCGCCTCAACACCGACAGCAAAACATAATTTAAAAATTTGTCAGCAGTACGTCGAAACTTGGAGCGACCGAAAAAACGCAGGAGAGGGGCTTGTACTGTGTGGAACACCAGGAACTGGTAAAACACACCTTGCAGTATCAATCGCCCGTCAGATTGCCGGAGAATTGCAAGAAACGGTATTCATTACCACAGCCTCACGTATCATTCGCGCTTTTCGAAGAACATGGGCTGGAAATTCAGAATTCAGTGAACTTGATGTACTTGAAAAATATTGCACACCTGATTTGTTAATTATTGATGAAATTGGTGTTCAGTATGGCACTGATTCTGAACGTAATATCTTGTTTGAGGTGATTAATGATCGCTACGAAGATTTGCTACCTACAATTTTGATAAGCAACTTGCCCGTTGTTGATCTACAAGAAATGCTTGGTGAACGAGTTGTGGACAGATTATTACAGGGGGGAACGGTATTAACGTTTAACTGGCCAACATATCGTAGAGGTAATCATCATGCATGAAAAAGAATTAGAACATGCGGTGATTAGTGGTTTGTTAGCTGGTGGTGCTAGTCAAGATGCATATGAGGTATTAGCCACATTACCTGAAGAAGCCTTTAGTTCTAGATATTTTCGTAATGTCTACAAAGAAATTAAAAAACAAGCGCTAGCAAGTTCTTTAATAGATCCCTTTTTTATTGCTGATGCGCTAGGTGAAAAAGGCGATTTAGCAAATTTACTTGAGCTATCTAAAACACCTATTTGGACAGCAAATTTAAAAGGCTATGCCTCAAAAGTTTATAGTTATTATCGTGTTAGAGAAGTAATTCAATTAATTTCCAAGTATCAAAATGATATTACTACTGCAAATAATCATGAACAAGCTGAAGAATTTATTCATCAATTTGCAACCCAAATTGGCCAGCTGACAATTGGTAATCAGAACCTACTTCCTGTGCATTTAAATACACTACTTGAAGGATATGTAGATGTTTTAGAACGCAGAAACAAAGGGGAAGATGCTGTTGGGATGATAAAAAGTGGTATTGAAGCTTTAGATGACAAAATTGGAGGCTTTAATCCAACAGACTTAGTTTTTATTGGCGGTCGTCCGGGGATGGGAAAAACAGAGCTTGCACTAACGATGACTGAGGGAATGACCAGAGATGGAGGCGGTGCATTATTCTTCTCGATGGAAATGTCCAATCAGCAAATTACTGAGCGTCTAGTTGCAGGTTCTGCTCAACTACCAATATCAACATTGAGACATCGTGGGCGATTGGATGATGAAGGATGGGGGCGTTTAAGTTCAGCACTAGGCCATTTAATGGATAGAGATATTCATATCATCGATGCGAGTAATCTAACTATTGAACAAATATGTGCAATCAGTGAAAACCACAAACGTAAATATCCAAATTTGAAAGGAATTTTTGTTGATTATTTAGGGTTAATTAAAAAACCTAAAGCAGAACGTAATGATTTAGCAATTGCGAAAATATCTGCATCTTTAAAAGGATTAGCAAAGAGGTTACACACGCCAACTATTGCGTTAAGCCAGCTATCTCGTGATGTTGATAAAAGACCTATTAATCAACGCCGTCCTGTTTCTGCTGATTTACGCGATTCTGGTAGCTTAGAGCAAGACGCTGACTTAATTTTATTTACCTATAGGGAGGCCGTATATAACCCCAATAGCCCTGCGAAAAATTATGCCGAGATCATTATTGATAAATTTAGACACGGAGAAACCGGCACAGTCTATCAAGAATTTAAGAATGGCCACTATCTGCCTACCGACCAAATTACAGCGTCAGAAGTGTCCAAAATGCAACAACAATCACAGCAAAACGATAAAAGACGTCGTTACGCAGAAAAAGCATTTTAGTTAAAACAGAGGCAAGACCATGACAATTAAAGACTCTCTTACTCACGAATTTCTTGTTCGTGATAATCACCCCATATTACCTGATGATGGGTTAGACCATACACAGTGTCATATTGACCGTCTCCATGCATCAGCAAGAGCGAGAACAAAAGCACCTTATCAACCTAAGGTTAAACCACAAAAATCGACGAGGTAATTATGTCTAGGCGTTCTTATTTGCCTGATGATTTACCTCACAATCGAGCTTTGTGGCCAGAAGAATATCGCGAGTTAGAACAACTTGATTTATTAGCTAGTCGATTAATTAGACAGCTTAAAAATCAAAAAATACATAGAACGCGAGTGTTGGTGGAAATTGAAAAGTTGCCTGAGGTACATCGGGAGTTTTTTAGAGATAGGTTGAATTATTGGCGCGAGGTAATGAAATCATGAAAGAGTATCCAATTATTTTTAATACCGAAATGGTACAGGCAATTCTTGCTGGGCGTAAAACTCAAACTCGTCGAGTTGTTAAAAATGTAATGCCTGATAATTGTTTATGGATAAAAAAACCGACCAAGATAAGAAATGGTACAACTACGCATGTATTGGATGCACCAAAATATAATTTATGTCCTCTTGGTAAAGCTGGTGATCGCCTTTGGGTTCGTGAGACATGGCAAGGACCATTAGTTGATTGTGAAAAAGCTTACGACTTATTTAAAGATCCTACTCCATATCAAAAAGTAGAAAATTGTGTTTACAAAGCTGACGGAGTGGCTGTACCTGAATATATCGATTGCGATGATAATTTTCGGCAAGGCTGGAGGCCATCTATACACATGCCTCGTTGGGCTTCACGTATAACACTAGAAATTACTAATGTTCGCGTAGAGCGACTACAGGATATAAGTGAACAAGATGCTATTGCTGAAGGTATCACCAATATTTCGGTATTGTCCAAGTATATTTTTTCAACGTTGTGGGAATCAATTTATGGTTTTGACAGTTGGTCATCTAATCCGTGGGTGTGGGTTATTGAATTTAAAAAAGTGAAATAAAAAGTAAGAAAAAATCAGTGTTTTTATTTTTAAGAGGCAAGACCAATGGCAAAAACAGTAGCAGAACGTAAAGCGGAACAACGTAAACGGCAGAAAGAATTAGGTGTAACTAAAATTGAATTACTTGTAGATAATCAAGAATTGGAAATGATAAAGCGTAATTGTGTATTGCGTATGCCTGGTCGAGAACCGTATGGCATTGTTGAATACCTACAGATGCTCATTCGGAAAGATGATGCTGAGTATAAAAAGCAAGTAGAGAAATTATCTAAACGTAAATGTAAGCGTTGTGGTGATATATTACCTGTTCAGCAATGTTGTATGTCAGGTGATTCCGAATGTTGGGTCACTAGTGGATACAAAGAGTTGAAACTGGTTATCTAACTCAACCTATTGTATTATTACAGTATTGGTCTGAACACCCAATCCTAAATATTTGCTGTGTCAACTGAGAGTCAAGTATGGCACAGCATAGCTTTATCAAAATGTCTAACGATACTCTTGTACCGGCTAACCCTGTTACGAGAGATTTTCTGCATTCAAAAATCAAGTGTGGTGATGTGCTTTCAGCTAATTTTAAGAAAGCTCGTAACCCTCGATTTCATCGTAAATACTTCGCATTACTCAACTTAGGCTATGAATATTGGGAACCAGTTGGCGGTACCATTTCACCTGAAGAAAAAGAGCTTGTGCGTGGTTACATCACATTCCTTTCATATTACACGGATAATGCTGACGCGCTCTTATCAGCATCCGATATCTATCTAGAAGAAGTCGCACAAAAACGTGCGCAAAATATCTCAGCAACAAAATCATTTGATGCTTTTCGCTATTGGGTTGTAGAGCAAGCCGGTTATTACGATACGTTTGAAATGCCTGACGGCAGTTTACGTCGTGTCGCTAAATCAATCAGCTTTGCAAATATGGACGATTTAGCATTTAGCGAACTCTACAAAGCTACACTCGATGTGCTTTGGAATTTTATCCTTCGTAAACAGTTCCCCACTCAAAAAGCTGTAGAAAATGCAGTATCTCAATTATTAAGTTTCACGTAGAGGCAAGACCAATGATCAAATCAAAGACCAAAGAAGAAAGACAGTGGCTATCAGATGTAGCAGAACTGGGTTGTATTTGTTGTCGCAATATGGGTTTGGGAGCCAGTTTAGCGGAAATACATCATGTTAGAACAGGGCAGGGAATGGCACAACGAGCCAGTCATACAGATGTTTTACCACTGTGTCCGCCACATCATAGGGCGTATTATGAAACCGGCTTTCATGCATCACCTAAATCATGGCAAGAAATTCATGGTAGCGAGATTGAGTTATTAGAACAGACTAAGCAAGAAGTAATGGAGTTACGAGCATGTCGAGTATAAAGAGCATATCAGATGGGTTAAAACTTGATAAAACACGAGAAGCTTGGCTTCAAAATTGGTTAACTCGATTTGGTACATGGGTACATAGCGGACGTATAGATAAACGACAGAGTAGCATGATCGCTCAATTTATGGAAAGAGTAGAACGACGTGATTATCCGTATAGGCCTACGTGTAGTGATGAAGATGGTCTACTTATTCAGAGAGTTGTTGACAGTATATATCACATAGATATTCAGGCATTTAATATGTTACTTAGTCGATATGCTTTTTGTGCATCGGATAGAGCTATAGCTCGTCATTATCATAAGAATAGTGAACCAAGAATAATGGCTCGTAGAAATGGCATGTTAAGAGAAAGAAAGCCATCTATGTCTACATGCCGTAGAGAGGTCGAAGAAATATTAAATGCTGTTGAATATTTATTATACCAACCTCTAGTAGATGCATTTAAAAATAGAGAAAAAGAGATGATCGAGAAGCGAAATAGCAAAAACGTGTTGACATCTTTGAACTAATGAGCCACTATTTCAAGGTAAGTTGCCTTTTTTGTAACTTCACCAACTAACCCAGCCTAAGCGCTGGGTTTTTTGTATCTAAAACAGATAAGAGTTGCTGTTTCCTTTGTTCAGAGTTACATGTGTGTTCACGACCAATAATTGACCAAAGGTATTAAAATATCATGTTAAAACATAGTGATATGACAGAAGAGGCAAGACTTGTTTTTGAAGTTGTTCCGCATACGAAAGAGGTAACTGTTGGCGAAGTTGCACAGTTTACTTATTTAACTGAGCCACGTTGTCAATTGATATTAACGCAGTTGGCGATGGCGGGGCTAATCAAAGAAAATATCAAAGAAAACACATTTCAAAATATCTAATACTGTGAAAATGGGCGACTGTAAAAGTGTTGGTAGCACCTTTACAGTCATTCACCCGTTCTGGTAGATCACGGACAAACTAAAGCCCACTGCTTATGTGCACAAAGCATAGTGAGCTTATCAAAAAAGGTTCTCCTGATCTATGAAAAATACTGTGAATTTAAACAGTGTGAATTTAGTCAATGATGACTCACTCAGCTATATAAAAACACTTCCCGATAATTGTATTGATTTAATCGCAACTGACCCGCCTTACTTTCAGGTGAAGTCTTGTAGTTGGGATAATCAGTGGGAAAACGTAACATCATATTTATCTTGGCTTGATGAAATGCTTGCAGAATTTTGGCGGGTATTAAAGCCTAACGGTAGTCTTTATATATTTTGCGGTTCGAAACTAGCGTCAGATACTGAATTACTCGTCCGTGAAAGATTTAATATTCTAAGTCACATTATATGGGCTAAACCATCAGGACCTTGGCGCAGGGCATGTAAAGCTGATTTACGCAGTTTCTTTCCAAGCACTGAAAGAATTTTATTTGCTGAACATTATCAAAGTCCATACAAGGGCAAAAGTAGTGCTTATCTTCAGCAATGCAAAGCTCTTAAAGAAAATGTATTTAAGCCTTTAATTGAGTATTTTAAATCTGCACGTGAATCGTTAGGAATAACAGCAAAAGAAATAAAACAGGCCACAGGTAAACAAATGGCTTCACACTGGTTTAGTTACAGCCAATGGCAACTACCGAGTGAGTCTGACTACAAAAAACTGCAGGAGCTGTTTCATCGCGTAGCAAGTGAAAAGTTTAGTAGTAATCCTTTAAATCGTGATCATACTGATTTGATAGAGGTGCAGGCTTCTCTTAGTCGAGAGTACCAAGAGCTTGCTGAACAATATCAATTATTGCGCCGTCCTTTTTCTGTCACCGTTGATGTTCCTTACACCGATGTGTGGACGTATCCACCTGTGCAATATTACGCAGGTAAACATCCTTGTGAAAAACCAGCTGAAATGATGGAACACATTATTCGCTCAAGCAGTCGCGAAGGTGATCTGGTTGCTGATTTTTTTATGGGGTCGGGTGCAACACTAAAGTCCGCATTAAAGTTAAATCGTCGAGTTCTTGGAGTTGAACTTGAGAAAGAGCGATTTGAACAAACAAGAGAGGAAATAAATAACATGAAGTCATAAAGCGGATTAGCCGTATTTTACATGCTGATGTCATGATTCAGCCCCGAGTCTCCTAGTAAAGAGCCAGCTTTGCATCTGGTAAGGGTTAATAAGAAAAGAAGCACCGGTAACGAAGCATGAAAGCCAATCGTGCACTGGTTAGATCCCTCAGGGAGCAGAGCCGAACTGGGGTTATAAACTCAAGGGCATGAGCGTGGCCACTACGAGAGTGTGGTGAAATTTCATTTCCCATAACACAAACAACTCGGACACTCCGTAGGGGGTGTATATGCGCATGGACAAATTAACCAATGCTACCTACGGAACGGCTGGCTTAACTGCCTTTTTTGCAAGTCTCTCATTGTATGAATGGGGCTTTGTAATAGGGATGGGATTTAGCATGCTTCTTGGATTAGCAACTTATCTGATGACACGGAGAGAACAGCGAAAACGAACAGCATTATTTGCTGAATTGGTTCATCGAAATTGTTCTAGTGATCCGCGAGAAATCGAAAAAATAGTCGGTGAGATGCTG